GGGCACAAAGTTAATGTGGCCCGAGATGAGTGAACTACGGAAGGCTCTTGCTCTCGATACTCACCGAAAACGGTTGTCGGAACCCCATGGGTTCTGTCCCGAGGATCTCTTAAATGAGATTCGCTCGACTTCGCAATTTGTTGCTAACCGTTCAATCACCAAGCTTCGCTCGGTGAAATTCCTTCCCTCTGGATCAGCATGTCTCCAAGCCTCTCGCCGTTTAGGCGGTGCGTTGAGCATGTTTTCGCCTCTCCAGATTCCCCCAGATTTCTTCGCGGATGCTGTTGAAACGCCCCATCTGATTCTTACTGACGTTGAAGGTGATCGATATTTTTATTCTTCACCTGAAGCTGATTCTGCTAGTAAGATGGGCCGCTTGTTACAACTCAATTCTCGTTTGAATGAATGGAGACAATCCTCTTTCGAGCAATCTCTTGACATTTCTGTCTCAACGCTCTTAAGGGATTATCACTCACCGAGTCTGGATCGGTCAAAACAATCGGAGATACTTGACGTATCTATTTTGCCAATTCCTGAACCAGGCAAGTTTAGGATCATCTCCAAGGGTGATGGTCACCTTTACTCTTCGCTTCAGCCTCTTCAAGGCGTGATGATTGATTGTTGGAAATCACATCGTGCATCTTCTATGCGTGATGAAAATCTATTAGACAAAATCAATCGTATTTCTGAACGAGCGCGTGAGTTCTCCCACTGGTGTTCGGTGGATTATGAAGCTGCGACTGATCTCCTGAAAAGAGACGGCACGATTGCCGCCTTTTCTGGTTTTCAGGGACATCCCTTGGCGGCACTTGGTTTAGTGTCGTTGCAAGATGGTCGCGCACATTATCCCGAACTCGGAGTAAAAGGTGAGTTGGGCTATCGTGAAGCGGTGACAGTTGATATTATGGATGCTCAGTTGATGGGTCATCCTCTGTCCTTCCCGCTTTTGTGCATCATCAATCTTTCCGTCTATCGTCATGCCATTTCTCTGTGGCTTCGCTCTCGACGACGGAAGGGTGCAAAGCGATCCGATTTGCTTCGTTGGGGTCAGGTTATGAGGGCTAATGTTCTTGTGAA